AAATTTGTTATTACTTGATAATGACTGTAATTGTTGTAAAAATGCAAATCTGGCAGGATAAGGCAGATAGTGAAAATTAAGACCAATAAAACCGCCTTTCATTGGTTCTAATGGTAATACTAATGGGAATGTGTCGTAATAAGGCATTCTTGCCTTTGTCTTAGGGTCATAGAAGAACATACTCATACGACCACCACTTGGTCTACCAAGTAGTTTACCTGATTTAAATAGTTGACTAGGGCTAGTTCTATCGGCGATAAGAGATACAGCGTTTCTGTACCAAGTAGCACTTTTTAGTTTATTGCCTTGTAAATCTTTTAACGGTTCAAATATATCAATTGCCATGGTACTATTTATAAGAAAACCCCTAGCGATTTCTCGCTAGAGGCCAATGCTTTCAGTAAAGAGAGAGAAAGGTTTAGTCTTCGTCTGCCAATTTACTAAAGTAATCGAGAGTATCGTCCTCGTCACTAGCAGGCGTTGACATATTTACCTTAGGCATTTCCACAGAGGTTGTAGATGTCGATTGTGGGAGGTCGACCTCATCTACTGTTACTGTGCTTTGCGTTCCCGTAATTACCCTATTCAGTTTCTCTTTGAGTTCGTCATAGGTCTTAAAATTACTAGGGTCTACAAATGGTTTTAGAGGGTGTTGTTTTTCCCAAACTGCTTTGATGTCGTCATCTGACTCTTTCAAAGGGGTAACACCTTCAAACTCGGATTTATCGTAGTTCCAATAGCCATCTACTTTTCTAATTTTTAGTTTAAAGTTTGCACCTTTCCAAAAATCAAATGGGTTGATTGCTTGTTCGTCTTCAAACGCTGGTTGCATGGCTTCGGTAATCTTATCAAAGATTTTCTTACCAAACTTGTACAGTTTAACCTGTCCTTCGTTCTCAGGATGTTTGGGGTCTGATACTACATAGATGTTTGCATAGTAAGATAGTTTTCTTTTTCTCTTTCTAGCAATCTCTTTGTCGCTATCGACACCAGTATTCCACAATCTAGTATTTTCTTCACTAACAGGATCCTTTTGATTAAGGGTTGTTAATGAGTTCTCAATAAACCAACCACCTTTGTCTTGAAAGGCGTGTGTCCAAACTCTCTGCCATGGCATTTCTTCACCATCAGAAGCAGGCAAGAAACGAAGAACGGCATAACCATTACCAGTTTTATCTAGTTCAGGTTTCCATAACCTATCGTCTTGATACTTATTGCTTGATTTGGATTGTTGTGGTTCACTTGAAGCTTCAAGTGCTTTTGTGATTGCGTCAAAGTTACTTGACGACTTTTTTAGACTTTCGAAATCCATATTTTTATCTCCTGTGTATGTATTATCGTATTATTGTTTTCATGTGACCTGTATAATTCGGTCTCGTTATTATTTATAAGAGTTTTATTACCCATTTAAATAATTCTTTACATTCTCAGGTGTTGATTCTATATAAGGGTCATCATCATCTGAGAAATTATTAAAACCTGGTTCTTCAAACATCTTTTCGACTATGCCATCATTTACGACAGCTGCATATCTCCAAGACCTCATGCCAAAACCTTGTTTAGGTTTAGCGACCAGCATTCCCATGTTACTCGTAAATGTACCACAACCATCTGGTATCATTTTAACATGTTTAATTTCTAAATCTCTTGACCAAGCATTCATAACAAATGCGTCATTTACTGATACACAATATACATCATCTATACCCATATCTTTAAACTCATTATACATTCTATCATAACTTGGTAGTTCTTCACTTGAACATGTTGGTGTAAATGCACCAGGTAGACTGAACATTACTACTCTCTTACCTTTGAAGAGGTCATCTGTTGTTACATCTTTCCATGTGCCACCTATAAAAGTACAGCCACCTTTTTCATCGCTGTCACCTTCTCTAAATTTAAATGTATGTTGTTTTATATTCATATTCTATTCTCTATATTAATTTGTTTATTTTGTCCATAATACACTAATTAGACTAGATTGTCAAGCGTGGAATAATCAGCATATGTAATATTTTTTCTTTTATCCCATTCAGTAATAGGACCATTCACATTATCTCTACCATCATTAAATCTGTTAATTTTAATAAACTTCACATCTGGATTCCAATCTGCAAGTGTAGACCATTGTCTAATCCAATTCACAGCAGGTGTAGGACCATTCTCTTTAGCTGTATAATGTTTGGTACTCTTATAAAGATTGTTTATATGATTGTCTGTACTATGTAAATCATGTCCTATCATATAGACTTCTTTTGGTTTCTCTCTGTGTATTGCCACATAACCAGAACTTGGACCACAAGACCAACCATGGTCTCTTGGTGTCATAATATCTGTAAGTGATGTAGAAAAATCTGGTTTCTGTATCCACGATACTTTGATAGTAGAATGGTTTACATTCTGTTTTGCCTTCTCACCATTTCTCTTAATCATATCTACAATGCCTTGTAATTTAGAACCATGCATTACATATTCATCTGCTTCACCTCTGTCATTAGATACTAACACTTCTTTAAGATGTTGTTCAGCCTCTAACTTTTCCATACCACCATAAATCATAGGTTCGTATGTCATAGAAGGCACTTTAGTCCAATCTCTAAAAAAACAAGGTATCTGTTGTGCTACACCAGCATGATATATCTCATGCATAATACCATGGTCAACACCAGTTAAAACATCTGGCATAAAATCTCTGTATATTGCATTGCACCCATAAATGGTGCCATGTTTTCTTAATGATTCTAAATCAAAACCTTCTCGACTTTCACCATTACCAATACAGAATACTCTACTCATTTTATATAGTAACCTAACACACCCATTATATAGATTGCTAATGATATTGCATTAAGAACAATCAAAGCTCTGTCATGCCATAGAATACCTACAATCAACCAACCTAATACACCAATACTTGCAACCATAATATTGTATGGAAATAAATTAACAGACGCCAATATCATACCAATAATTAAAAATATACTTGCAACCCATTTAATGTACCATGATAGGTCACCTTTTGGTGTTACTTTCTTATAAACACGACTACTATTCAACTTAGCAATCTTATCATCTAATTTTTCTCTTATCGGTTTAATTATCATTTACAAATACCTCTTTCATTATTAATTTCACTTGTGTTTCATTATACATCAAAAAAGGTCTGAATTTAGTGAGTGTGTGTTTAATTTTCGGCCAAACAACTTTCTCTTCAATTTCCTTATCCCATACCTTACTAAACGATAGTATTGTATCAAGAATGATGGCGGTCTGGAGGTGAATTTTTTTTCTGAGCAATAGTCGTAGAATTCTAGGATGTTGTCCGCCAACCACATTAAAGCCATCATTAAAAAGAATAGACTTACTGTCAAGCTCATTACGAATAGCCACACAATCGTTCCTGAAATGGTAATCAAAGCCATCTTTGTATTTTCTAAACTTGGTATAATTTTCAGCACCCTCATTGTTTATAACACTCCCAATCCACTTATGACTATCAACAGCAAAATTACTAACAAAATAATCCAGTATATCTCGCTCATTATATCTTTTAGATAACTTATGAAAAAAGTATCTATCTTTCCTTTTCGTAAAACTTTCCAACTTTGCTGTAACTCTACCACCATACTTGTGATAGTCGTAGTCACTTGTGAAGTGATTTTTGACTGCCAAATATGTTTTAAATACTTCAAATCCACCATACATAATTAATTATTCATCTGAACCTATACTATATGCAATATACAATCCGATTATCGTTAATATTATTCCTATAAAAAATAGACCACCTAATCCCATTATAATTTATATTCAAAATTTTGTGTTACATTATTTATGTGTACCTGTTTAGCACCATTCTTAATGTGAAAATGTGTAGCCATAGGTGTTAGTGGTGATAATGTAACTAGTCTGGAACAATGATGTTTTGTACACCACTCTCCTAGTTTCTTAACTATCTCTTTACCTGCACCTCGTTTTCTTGACCATACTGTGTATGCAACAGCAACATTACCTTCTTCTACTCTGGACATATAATCCATTTCTCTAATTGTATATGGTACTTCAGGACAAAATGCAACACAAATAATTGCTTCAATTTCATCTTCATACTTTAGACCAAATATCTTACGACCATTTGTAATTCTAAAACCTAGAGTTAATTCAGGTCTAACAGGATCCTCTGATACATCTATATCATCTAGTTCAACTAAATCTGTACCTTTGACCCATTTAAAAAAGTCACTAAGTTTATCTTTATACATTTTCATCTAACAAATACTTTGCACTAATTGGAAAATGGTCTTTCAAATGTTTTGTCATTTGTAATGTTATCATTCTTGTTTCTTCTTGTGAATCTTCTTTGTTTCTAAGATTACATACACGAGCAAAGGCCATAAGACTACCTGTCCAATACCACTCTGTCATCATGTTTTGAGGCAACACCATTCTTGCCATTTCTGGTGCAACACCAGCTTTTAATAAGTTTGTATATGTTTCTTTTACATATTTAATTGTAGCAGAAATATCATACTCAATCTCAACATCACTCGAACCTTGTTTTTTATTCTCTGGTTTACCACGCCATAAGAATGGCATGTAGAATTCTGGTTCACTATCTACATATCTCCTACTGACTTCATTCCATACCAAACCAACTTGATGTTTTACAAGTTGTCTTGCAACAAACACAGGTGCTTTAATTAGAAATTGTAGTGTGGTGTGACCAAAGGGAGACCAATGATTATGGTCTGCCAAGTATTTAATTAACTTTTCATCTGACTGGTCAAGTACATCTTTTCTCTTGGCAAATGATACACGAGCTGCGTTTACAACTGATAAATCACCACCCATTTTGTCAATCAATTCAATGTTCATTGTTTATCTCTCCATTATAATCCATTATGTAACTTAGTATAGCAAACACTACACCTAATCCTATTATACCCCACAAACCAAGTTCAACCTCAACAAAGAGAATATGATATAAGTATTCTAAACCATTCATACAGGTAACTTTCCTGCCTCTGGCATTTTAAGTAGATTTGCAGTAGTACATTCTACTTGTATTTTTTCTTTTAATGATTTAGAAATAAGTCGACCAACGGTCTCAACTTCGATTTGATTCTCTTCACAATAAAGTATTATTGCGTCCATATATGTTATAGGTCTTTTATCCCTAACAACACCCTCAATTATTAAACTAAATTCTTTGCTATTCATATTATATAATATATCACTTTTTTGTTTAAATGTAAAGCGTGGATTGTTTCTGTTTCGAAGTACAATCCACAAAACTCAAAGCAGTGATTAAGCTGCTAATGCAAAGTTATTATCGTTTGCGTTTAATTAGCATTTAAGGTTGCCACCTATTAATCTCTTACAAATTTCTCAACATCTGTCGAATCCTATATCAGCCCCATCAAAAACACTTTGCCGTTCTCTCACGATACTAGACCAAGTGTTTATGGTGGAGCTGTCCGGAACTGCCCCGGAGTCCAGTCTGTTTACCATATTTGTCGTCAACGACTAATTCTTATAAATCTGAACCACCATCAAAATTTGGATTGATGATAGTATCAAAACTCTTATATAATATGCAAGTTTCAGAACCATCTGTTGTCTGCATAGTAGTCATTTGTTCAGTTGTACCTTGTTTTATCCAAAGTGTAATAACAAATGCAATTTCTCCATCTGATTTGGCACCTACTTTACCAAAAGATATAGTAAAAGGTATCATACCTTCTTTAGCAATAAACTCATACATGTCTATAGTTTTACCACAAATTATAGGTGCTTGTGCTGACCAAAATTTATTATGTTCATCAGCAAATGCAATGGTACTAAACATTGCCATAATTATTACTGTTATGATTTTTCGCATTTAAGTCCCCTTATAGAGAAGGACTATTTTGGTTTATTACCTGTCTTCTCTTCGTAATATTTATAAAAACCTTTGATTGCCTCTTCAAGTTTAGGTTCGTAATCAGCTTTGTCTTTTACGAATGCCTTACATGAACCATCTTCACCAGCTTGTAGAATTACAATTTGTTCAATCTTTGTACCAAATAGTTCTTCATACATGATTGCATAGGCAGTACATTGAATATAATAATTCTCATTCCAACTATCGACTCGTTCTTTGTTGGCAGTTTTAAAGTCAATCACAGATAGTTTACCATTGTATTCTGCAATACAATCAACTTGACCTGCAACGGTCAGTTTTTTACTATACATGATTTTTTCTAATGCATGAATGTTATCTACTTGGTCTAGGTATGGTTTCAATAGTCGAAACATGCCTAATGGCAATACATCACGAATTGATGGTGTTTCACCTTTTAAATATTGTTCTACAAGAGTATGTGTAGCAGAACCTCTGCGAGCTGCTCTATTCATCTCCCATTTAGCTGCTTCTTCGCCAACATTCTTACGCCAAGCGATAAGACCAGGTTTTGGAATAGCACCTAATACAGTAGTAATACTTGGAAAGTGTTTATCTTCGACAGCATAAAACCTAAAACCATCAATATTTTTACCTTTGGTAGTTGGAAATTTACTCTCGTCTAGTTGTACAAAGTTTTTCTTAGTCATTTCAGTTCCTTTTTCATTTATATACTCATATTATATATTATATTAACACTATTGGCAAGCCTTAAATGCCTTTTTCAGCATACATATTGTTTATTCTATCTCTTTCCGACTTAAACGGTTCTGACTCTCAACTGACCATTGATATAGCTAACTCTGTAGTTTCATCAACTCGTCTAGTCCAACCGTTACCGAAAGTTGCAAATGTAGATAACTTTTCATAATAATCCTGTCTTGCACCTTGGAAGTCTTCAATACATTGTTCAATGCCATGTTTTTCAACATATTCACCTAATTTTTTTAATGTATTTGGTCCAATGCCACCGTCTGCAACAGTACCAATCATTGTCTGTAGAAACTTTGCACTACGACCTGGTCCTGCATTTACACCAAAGTCAAAAACGCAAAGGTCCAAACCATTTGGTAGTTCATCACCTTTCATTTTATCCCAATAACCTTTTTTGTAAATTGGTGCCACATCTTCGACTAGTAAATCTTTCATGTCTTTTGTGCCACCATGTTCTAGGTATACTCTCTTAGTAACACCTAAGTTAGTTTCACCACCTGGGTCTTTTGGATGATTTACATAACCACCTTCATGGTGTAAAATAGTTTCTAAGCACTTATCGTAATTTGCTTGCATTGTTAGTTTCCTTTTGTTAACTTTAGTAGTTTCTCTACCTGTGCCTTAATGATTGGACCTCTGTTAGGCCAATGTATATAAGGTTCGTCACTCTTCATAAGATTGTAAAGAAACGGAAGTATCAACTTCTCAATGTCTTTAAATCTTGCTGTAACATCAGCACTTTCAAGTGTTTTTGTTACGACTTCTTTTTCTGCCACAATTTGCATAATCTCATTCATCATAGACTTAATGTCCTGAACATCTGATTTTACTTTTGAAATTTCTAAATTTGAATTCTCAACTAGTTTAGGGTCAACAGACGGTTCTGTTTTTGGTGTAGATGAAACCGGTACCATGCCCCAATCATCTGTAGTATCAAACCCACGCATGAAATCTGGTATATCTTTACTTGGCATATTTCTTCCTCTGTTCAGCCTGTCGTTTCTGGTGTTTCTTTACAACAGCCTGTGTTTTAATTTCTTTAGCAGTTCGTTTACCATGTTGTTGTGCAAATTCGGAGGCTGGATGTGCTTCTGCAATTCTACTTTGCATTTCTTTCCAACCATTATCATTCCTCATAGCACCCACGCCTACAACACCACTAGATATATTTATCTGAGTTACCATCTGTTGTATGTGTTTATTCTTTTTCAAATAAACTTCCTTATCAGCAATAGACATCATATCATCATAGACTTTGCCGGTCTTGGTATTTTTAAAACTGTAAATGGGCATTATTATTTCACCTTAAATGGGTCTTTGATAGTAAAATACTTATTTAACATTGATATTTGGTCATCATAATCAGCAATAATCTTTAATTCTTTTTCGATTGTTTCTAATGTATCAGGATGCTCGGCAATACCAGCAGTTTTTTGTAGTAATATTTCTACATTTATTTTATGTTTTTCAATATGTCCTAAAGCATGTTGCTTTAGAGCCTCAATCATTTGTTCACGCATTTTGTCTCCTATATTTCTGCCGTGTTTTGATAGTATTTAACACCTTCACTAAACCACAATGGTATAGTAGCCGGTGATTTCCATGTCGCAAATCTAGTTTTTTCTAAACAATAGTATTTACGGTAACTTTCAATTACATCACCTGGTATTTTGCAATAATCTGGCATAGCAGGTGTTGGTTCAGTTACAATCTTATTTAGTGGTATATTTTTAGGCGGATGTTTTAGTATATCGCCTAACAATTGTACCGTCTTATGGTCTAAAATGTGACCATATCTTAACTGCCATTGTTTGTGTAATGCCATCATATGTTTGTACAGCCAATTGTAGT